CATGATAAGTACATGGGTGCGGGGGACCGTGGGCATTATGGCTATCCGAACTTCCCCGAAGACAGAAATGTCGGGGGTGCCTTCTCGTATCGAGACGTGTCTATACAAAATGACATTATCGATGTGACAGGCATTCACACTGGCAGATTTGGTACTACCATCAACTATACGTATGATGGTAGTCTGCAAGTTGTGGGTTCGTCAGCTCCAGTCGTCACCGGTGAACTCACCGGGGCTGATTGGGGTCCTGAAGCCTATGCGAAGATGAAGCCTACTAAGCCCGAATTTGATCTAGGAGTTTCCCTTGGGGAACTCAAAGATGCACCTTCGATGCTTAAGATGCGGTTTGAGAACTTCCTCCAAACTGGAGGATCCTCAGCTCTAGCCTACCAATTCGGCTGGAAACCGTTACTGCAGGATGCAGTAAACCTTTACTACTCACAGAGGTTTATTGAAAAACGTCTGAAGCAGCTTCTTCGCGACAATGGACGTCCCGTCCGTCGTAATATTGAGCTCTTTGAAAAGACCCAATCAGGTCATACCCGGACAGAAGGTGAATCATATGGGAGTTTCACTCCCGTTTTGAGCACCTACTTCTACCGGAGTCAACCTAAATTTACAACGGACACCTGGTTTGAAGACCGAGTGTGGGCTAGTGCCCGCTTTCGGTATTTTCTGCCAGGCGGACCAAGGGATGTGAAATGGAAAAAGAGGCTCCTTCGGGAGCTCTTTGGCTTTAAGGCCGATCCACTCACCATCTATAATTTGATGCCTTGGTCCTGGTTGTTAGACTGGTTCACGAATATTGGCTATGTAGTTGACAACTGCACAGTTGATATTGCCGATCGTCTCGCTGCTTCTCATTTTTATGTTATGAGAACACGGTCTGGAAACGCACGAACGCAAGTTCGTGGCGAGTTCAGACTGAAGAACGGGACGCCAGTTAACATCAGCGGCTCCTCCAATCACCAGCGTATTCATAAATCGCGGGTTCAAGGAGGTCCTTTCGAGTTTGCCTTCAACAACGAGTCGTTGAATGGCACACAGTTAGCAATTCTCGGGGCATTAGGCTTGTCTCGATTATAGCACTGTTCGTCGCCCATCTGGGCTAGTAACTGCGTAAAATACAAGGAGCTTCTAATGCTTGCTGATCCTCAGTCCGTCACTATTAATGCCGTGGCAACCTCTCTTGCTAAGACCCAGGTGGGTCCGACGCAGAATGTGTATACCTCGGCGGACGGAAAGGTGACGTTGACGACTAAGCAGAATACTACTGCGAAGCGTTTTCGTCGTGAAGTCCGACTCAGCCAAATTAAGATTGCGGCTGATCCGATTTCGGCTATTAACGCCGAGTCGGGTACCTCTGTGTATCTCGTCGTTGACGAGCCTCGCAGTGGTGTATTTTCGGACACTGAGATCGGGTATCTCATCGACGCACTCAAGGCGTGGTTGACTTCGGCCAACTACAACAAAGTGCTCGGTGGTGAGTACTGACCACTCATAATAGTCCGCGAGGACTATTGGGGGGTAAGTACTTAGATACTTCCCGACGACTGTTGGGAGTCTAAGCTTAGACGGTCCTGTTTCCTCAATTCAAATGGAGGTTACAGTGAAAAGACCGACCATGCTCGCCAAGGCCATCCTGCAACAGCAGGGTCTGGACCTAGGCTTGTCCGTAGAGCGCGATGTGCAAACGTTAGCACGTCGAGTCGAGCACGAGGGGTTATCGTTTCTTACGATAACAATGCCTCTACTCTCTGATGCCCTCGAAAGGGGACTCGAAGAGTGCCGGTTCTCATGTCCTAGCAACTTTGCTAGGCATGGAAGTCTCCCTTGTTTTCTTAAGGGTTTCTTCAACCGGGTGTTTGCTATGGATGGTACGCTACTGCCAGACGTATGCCCGAATGCTATTCGAAGCATTAGGCAAATCTGTCGCTTCTTCAAGAAGCTTAAGATAGCTTGTAGCGAGGACCGTGAGGCCCAAGCTATTGAGTCATATCTGGCAGTAGAAGGTGAGCTTAGACGACGAACGCACGAGGTAGAAAGGACAGACGATGTCCTCGATTCCATCGCAAAGATCCTATGGTCTAGAGTCTTTCGAGACTTTGATCCGTATGGTCTTGTTTGTCGCCATGGCCCTGGCGTCACTGCTGATCGTTATCTTTCTAACGAAAGAAATCGCATCCGCAAGTGGACCGACAGGGCCGAGCATTCCTTCCCAAGTGACCTCCACTGCTTCCCTAACTATGGGTTCGCAAGCGGAGTTAGCCACAAAGAAGGAACGGAAAGAGACAATGGTATCGAGTACTGCTCCATCGCCGGTGAACCCGGTGTCAGAGTAGTATTTGTACCAAAGACTCAGACCGCACCACGAGTCATTGCTATCGAGCCTTCCCATATGCAGTTCATGCAACAGGGTCTCATGACTTATGTCGTTGAGAAACTCGAAAGTGATAATCTGACTAGGAAGTCCCTCCGGTTTTCGGACCAGAGGCCTAATCAGAGGCTCGCGTACAGTAGCAGTATAACTGGACGTCTTGCGACGTTGGATATGAAGGATGCGTCAGACCGCGTGCACTTGCACTTGGTTCA